TTTCAATTTGTAACGGAAAAGAATAAGGTCGATGCTCCTGTGGAGCATCCCAAGGGATACCTTGCTCATCGTAACATACAGAGCAGGGGCTCTAAGGTAAAGAGCTACCCACACCCCGTTGTGGTCATTGATGGAACTTTTCGTTCCCCGATTGTTTTCCCTTTTGAGGGCTTCAATGAGAATGACCAAGCGGTAGCGGATGTTACAACCTGTTTAATAGGTGTTGTAAAGCTTTATAAACTTTACGGATTTAATGATCATAAATATGATCTTACACCTACAATCAAATATATACTCAAGCTTTCGGCTCAGGTTAAAAAGCCGGATCCGTGGATCGATGTTTTTAAACATCTTTTCGCGTGTATCTTTAATTATTTCTATAAGCTTGAGTTACCACCTACGGAACTCCAAGGTGTTAAACCTGGTGTTATCCTACTTGGTAGGGCCCATAACTTCATCCGTGCTCATATCAGAGCACATGGACTGGATGGGTCCGCGCCTAGTCTTGCAGATACATTAATTAGTACGTTTCAAACGAAACTTAAGAGATTTATGGTTCTGCCGGGCGAATACCGAGTAGAGGCTGGAGAGTTTTCAACTATACGCGCAGTCTTTGTGCGCCCAGCTACTAGACCAACCGATTTATCTTTCGCTTCTAAAGCTGCTTATGCGGCCATTGTACCCGAATTGGAAGGCCCGGGATCCGAAAGGATCTCCGGCACTTACCGATGTAGGGGGAGTGGGCACTATAGCGAGTGTGACATGATTAAACAATGTCGCAGGCGAACGGTCGAGGTCTTTTCTAATTTGCGATGGGACTCTAAAGCTATGTTTAAGCTTTTTTTTCCGAGTACCTCAGCTAATTATGTGATGTCCCGTAGTGATGGTGGAGCGGTACAGGCACTTTATGAGTGTCCTGAAATCAACGAAGTGTTAAAACACTTTTATACCCCTATGAGAGGTTATGATACGCTTGAGCAGATGCTCAAACTCAACAAATTTAACGATGAGGACGATTGCTCATCCAAGTCAGTCCTTTCTGTATCTTATAGTGATACTGAGATAAAAATGGCATACTGCAAACTTTATTGTAAAGTTTTAGAAATGGCTTTGAAAGAAGGAAATTTGGTCGACTCTGTTGGCCTTATGGAAGCCTTAAAAGTCAGGGTGATTACAAAATCGCCTCCTTTTCGAACTTTTGTTCTTAAACCATTGCAGCATCTCATGCATTCCCATATGAAGAAGATGAAAGTTTTCCAATTAATTGGAACTCCTCTTGAAACTTATCAATTAGATAAGTGTTTTAAACCCTTTAAAGATCTTTTAGATCGTGGGTATAAATTTCTTTCAGGAGATTATAGTGATGCAACTAATTGCATCTCTTCTATCTTATCGGGTGTTGTCTCTGATAGTATCAGTGATACGATTGGACTTGGCTCTGTTTTTAAAGAGTTATTTGTTGATTCTTTAGTTAATCATACCTATATGAAGAAGAAAGGTCCCCGTGGAACCTGGCCCCTTAATCCTGAAAATGCCGATCTGATCAATGAAAATTGTACAGTCGGTCCGTATCCTCAACTCAACGGCCAATTGATGGGCAGTGTAACGTCATTTATTGTATTATGTATGATAAATTTTGCGTTATGCGCCTATGCTATGGAACGAGGTTCGGGTTTGGTATTTTCAGCCTTCTCTATACCGTTACTAATTAATGGTGACGATTGCCTTTTTTTGGCTAATCACAATATTGTGAGTATATGGAGAATTTTGGGCTCTATATCTGGTTTGAAGCCTTCTGTTGGGAAGTATTTTTGGCATAGATCTATCCTACAAATTAATTCTAAGAATTATATGTTTGTAGAAGAATATGACAGCCAATATATACCTAACAACAGACTTGATGTGCTTCATGAGTTACCTACTTTTTATAAGTCTAACTTCAAGCGGATACCATGTGTTAACATGGCGCTGGTTAGTGGTAACGAAAGATCTTCTTCCGGCAGAAACGATTCTCCTCGTGAGTTTAAACTCGCTGATATTGGTCAACGATATGATCAATTTGTTTCTGAGTGTCCACTGGAGTTGAAACAGTCCTGTCATGATTTCTTTTTTAAGGAAAACATGGACTTGTTAAAAACTTGTGGTCTTCCGTGGTATGTACGTCCTTGTTTTGGTGGCCTTGGTCTTAGTGACCGTAATGGTGAAAAACCCGTTAGCCCCAAGGACCGTCGTATCCTCTCCGGCATTATACAAAATAAAACTTTCTCCTATAAACGTAAGGAAAAGATGGTTAAAGTCTCATATCCTCAAGTTCTAAGTAAAAAGAACTGTTGGATGACTGAAGGCTTCGTTAATAAAAAATTAAAGAACGAAGGTTATGTTAAGAGATTTTATGATATTCCATCCTATAACTGGGAGCTTTTTAAGACTCCTTTAGTTATTGCCTCGCTATTTTCTGGTGATCTTGATTCGCATTATGTGAATCCTGATTTAACTACTAAGCAGCGTAAGGATTGGATTAAGAATGAGACCATGAAAGTTTATCATCGGAATAAATCCTTTTGGGCCAATGCCCACCGATGTGATGTTATGTCTGACGTATGTTTGCGTAAGAGCGTTGATTTAAACCAGGATTATTTTGAATATTTTCCTGTTTACCGCGATTGTTCAGAGGATTACAATCCCCTGTTTAGGTTCAGCTCCATCTGTGATGAGAGTGCCCGTGTTGGATTCCCAAGTAATATACTTTGAGAAAACGGGTTGAATTGACAGAGCCTGATGTCTCTTTAGTCGGTTACGAATGTTACCTACCCACCACTATGTGGGGGGAGGAAGAAACTGCAGTAAGACTTTAGTCTTGTTCTGGAGTTAAAGTACCTTGGTTGGTACTGTCTTCTTTTCGCTAGTAACCTAAGCTATTGAGACTCTTGGTAGTCTTAACTTCCGTACGCTAGGAAGTTGGCGTC